GATAAAATTCACCAGTTTCTACAATCGCACAGAAAACTTTTTTACCACCATGTATAACTTTATGTACCTTCATAACTACTCCTTTGTAAGACGGTTTAAAGTAGATTTTGTTATATCATAATGTGTGTAAATGTGTGTAAATATCAATAGTACAGTTATATTTTTTTATATGTATTTTGTATGTTTTGGCTGTTTTCTGGGAAAAAAATGGTAGTTTACTTGTTGATAAAACGGAGCTTTCAACCGTTTTTTTTGTCTGTTTTGTGGGGAAAATCAGTAATGTGTGTATCATGTGTGTGGATATTGGCGGAGAGTGTGAGATTCGAACTCACGATAGACTTGCATCTATGCTAGTTTTCAAGACTAGTGCATTCAACCACTCTGCCAACTCTCCTTAATACGAGGAGAGTAATACATGAGTTTGCACTTTTTTTCTAGTTTTTCATATAACTAAATAGGAAAGATTATTGGTAATTTTTCCTGCAAAAAACACATACTATTATAGGGAAGATTTTTGATAAATTTTACTCTGAAAAGTACACAATATATTAGAGGTAAATATGAAAAAAATTAAACACACTAAAATACCAAATGAAATTGCAAATATACTTTTACACGCATTGGGAGATTTACAAACTGGTTGTGAGGAAGAAATGAGTGTAACCATTCTTGAACAAAGACGATATGCAGCAAGACTATTTAAAAAATCAGAAAAAGCAAGAGATTGGGTATATGATAATTTAAGAAAAGATTTTAAAATTAAATCGGTATAGGAGAAATAAATTGACAAGAGAATGCAGCAGACACATCTTTATCTTTAAATGGCTGATCCACTCTTTCTACGATCTTATCAACTAGCTGATTGCAGGTTTCCCAATCTTCAATCTCTCTGCCAATTTGTGCATTATAAAAGCACAGATTGGTATTTGGTTGAATGTTCAGGAAACATACAACAGCTACAATTTTAAACATTATTTTTTCTTTTTGCCTTTTTTGGTAACTTTTTTAGCTTTAACCATTTTGCCAAACATCATTTTACCATCTTTTTTCTTACTTCTTTTTTTCATTCCTCTTGCCATGAATATCTCCGTATTGTTGTCTTACAAGAACTGTGTCAGCAAAATAATCATCTGACCAATGTTCATAGTAGTTTGTTTTTCTTAAAGATGAACTGCCATCTTCAAGCTTTTGATAGCTCTGTATCAAAACCATATAAAAATCATTGTCTGGCTCAAAGTCATCGCTTTCTAAAAAATCTATTTCTTCATCGTCAGGATAACTGGCAATCAAGTAAACATCTTCTTTTACAAAAACTTTATTAAGAGCATGAACGTAGTTATTTAGATCATCTGCCGTAATATACATATCATCACAAGCAACAATCACTACATCATAATTACCAAAGCTCTGACATTCGCTTACAACCTTGTTTAAAAAATCTTTACCTTGTTTGACTTCAATTACTTTGAGTTTATTATCCTCACGAGTTTTTTTTGCAAACGGACATACTGGCAAGTTACCAAGATTTACATTTGGCTTTTCAATAAAATCTTTTGACCAAGTAAGTATATCTTGTGTTATTGTTCGCTTCACCTAAATCGTCTTGTTTTTTTAGCAATCCTTTTTGGTTGTTTTGAATGTTGTTTCCCTCGCTTCATATCTCTACGTTTAGCTCTAGTAGTAGAAGCATATTCGGAAGCTGTCATAGATTTTATTGCCTTTTCAGGTAAATATCGTTCACCTGTCTTTGAACTTGGCTTACCAGACTTTGTTCTCCACTTTTGCTTTGTCCAGTTTTTAAGACTTCTTTGACTTTTTTTTAGAGCCATTCTTTTTTTTCTTTCCTAATTTTTTCAAATCTGCTGCTGTAATCTTTCCATAAGGAGCTGCTACGTCAATTTTCTTTTGTTTTTTTGTTAATCTTCTAGGCATTAGTTTTTATATCCTCCTCCTGCTGCACGATATTCTTTTGCTAAAAGTTGTGCCTTACGACCACTCCATTGTCCTTTTTTTCCCCCACGAGTACCTGCCATAATTTTATTAAATAATCTTTTTCTTAGTGCAGGTTTTGTGTAATTACCTGCTTCATTTACTCTTGATTTAGTTTTCTTTTTCATATCCACTCATCTTGTTTGTACGGAGAATGTTTGCAATCAAAACACATCCACTTATCACCAATACTAAGAATTAGATCAATTGGATCGCATTCTTTACATTGACGATTTCTTTTTTTTATATCCATCATTTTATCACCATTAGATAATTCTAAAGGTTTTTTATCAGGAAATAACTCGTAATACTTTTCAGCTCTTTTTCTTCGCTTTATTTCGCTTGGAGATAGCTTTGGCTTTCTTTCTGGCATCTGCTGAACTAGAAGCTCCCCATTTGCGTAAGCTTAATAACTTACGGCTAGGAACTTTCTTTCCATCTTTCATTACATAGTCTGCACCTTTACTTGCACCCATCCTTGCTAGGAAACTTGCTCGTCTAGGATTATCACCAGACTTTACAGGTGGTTTTAAGTTCAGACCTTCTTTTCTTTTAAAGTACCTACGACCTGCTGCTGTCAAACCACCAGTTTTACTTTTATGTTCTTTCCTCATTTTTTCTTAAACTTCATAAGTTTATCGACTCCTCGATACCCTATGGCGGAACTCAATCCTGCAAAAAGTAGCCACATATACCACTCAGGAAGCGACTCTAAAACGGCAAAACCAGTTTTGATGTGTTCAACGGCAGGAGGATAAAATGCAAATAAACAAGGCAACAATAAAATAGCCAATACTATTTCATCTTTATAAGAATTTTCTAAATTCTTTTGTGCTTGGTTTTCCCACTTTATTTTTCCTTCAGCCATATCTTTTTTGTGTTTGATTTCAGCTTCTACTTCTTTAACTTTTAATTCTTGCTTGGCAGCTTTATGCTTTGCATAATTTTTAACTGAATCACCAACTACTCCTAAAAGTGGTTTTGCTAACATCTGCCACATACTAAAATATGCTGTTTAAAATTATTAAAATGATAATCACTCCAACTCCCATAAGAAATAGTTGTACTGATCTTTTTAATCCTGTCCAAAAATCTACAAATTTAGTCCACATATTATTTTCCTCTCATTACATCCGCTAGTGCTTTTGCACGATTGGGTGTTTGTTGATGCCAACGACTTTGTAATAATTCATCGGCACATTTATCCCACGCATGATCTTTTGCATGAGCTAAAGCATTTTTAAATTTTGAAACTCCATTTACTCCAAGCTGGAAACACATTTCCACGAACACACCAAATTTTTCATCTGGTAAATTCATATCTTGGCAAAGTCTTGTTGCACCTTCTAATGCAGTTTTAAAATCCTTTTCATAAAGCATCATAATAAATTCATCATCATACTCTTTGTTTACATCTATTTTATCATCAACAGTAACTAGATGACCTATGCCGATTGTGGCATTTCCTAAATGATCAAGGTAACATTTATTAACCTTACCTTCATGTTTTATGATTCTTTGTTTTAATTCATCAATGAAGTTCGAATTTGTTTTTTCCATAATGATATAATATTTTAACACCTAATTTTTTTTGTTCAGGTGTCGTTCTCCTATTTATTCTTGTTCCTTTGTATTTGCCTGACAAACGTAAAGAAACTGATTTAACATCAATAAGTAACACTTCGTTTTTTTTTGAATGTATGGCAACCAGATCAACTGGTGATGTAACACTTAAACGAAAAAATACATAATAACCTTTGTCGCTTAAATATTTGGCAGCAGCTAATTCAGAAGATGTACCCTTCTGGTGTTTCTTGTTCAAACCAATAAATTTCTAACTAATAAAATAAGATTGGTGAACACAGCAAATCCAACTGTCCAAATAATCATTTGAATATTTTTTATTGATTTCTCAATATGAAAAAGATGATTTGATTTTATAACACTTATATCTTTTTTAATTAATGCAATCTCTTTATCTAATTTATTAATTAGATCCTTGTTTGTCTGTGCAGTTGCTTTTGCCATGTTACTTCCTTTATTTTTTTTCTACAATACGATAGATTTTTAATTCACCTTCACTATCAGGTCTTAATTCTGCTTCAACTAAACCGCATTCATAACGAATAACATTAGTTCTATTGTCAGCCAAATTCCTCTCACTTTCCCTTTTAATTTTAAGGCAATGAGATAGACCTTCTGTTTTCATAAAACCATCCATTGAGCCATTTACAATCATCATCATTGCAAATACTGTATCAATCACTGCCATTGTTTCTTACCTTATCTTTTAATTCTTCAACATCTGTTTGCAGCTTTGATACCTGCTTTTGTAAAAACTCGATGTTAATATTATTGGATTCAATAAATTGTATTTCTTCTTCTATTGTTTCAAACTGACCTGATAAAAACTCCAACAACATATATTGCTCATTATCAATTGGCTTTTGATCAGCAGCTTTAAGTAAGTCTGCTTCAAATAAAGTTGCTCTTGTTTCTATATTATTTAAGCGTTCAATGATGCCAAAATAAGCATAAACTCCAATCGCTGTTGCTCCGAGTATACTTAATAAATTCCGAAGTGGCATTGAAATGCCTGTATTGTCTGAAATCTTCATCTATCACAAGTACACATTTCTTCGTTGCCACCGCAATCTTCACAAGGAATACAATTACAATATAATTCTTTTCCGCAATCGCAAAAATGTTTAGGATTAATCATTTAGGATATTTATCCTTAACTGCTTGTCTTAATGCTTGTAAGTTATCTAAATCATCATCAAGAATAGCATGAATACACTCCTCTAAAGTTGGATATTCTTCTTTTCTTTTTCTTTTATAATCATTGTCGTATTCATCTTGTAATCTTTTTACTTCATTATTTACAGCAGTTGTATCAATAGTGATTTTGTTTTCATCTTTATCAAAAGCTTCATCACCTCTAATTGTAACTGCATTTGCATATAAATTTCTTATTGCTTGATGTTTCATTATGCTGCTACCTCCATTAATGTCAAAGTAACTCTTGGTGTAATACTATTCGAAGTGTGATTAAAAAACGGAGTACCTAAATCAGATGTTGCTTTAAAATATACACTTATAGCAACTGAACTTGTTGTACTAGGAGAATATAAAAAAGAGCCAGAATGTTGAAAACTATATCCACCTGTACCTGCAAATAAATCTTGATTAGTTAAAGGATTTGATCCTAAAATATCTGATGCAGTAGCACCTCCAATAGAAGAATAAAATGTAGTACATAGTTTATTTGGGTTTTGTCCACTATCATTGTAGCTATTTCTACCACCATTTAAAAAAATTAAAATTTTATTACTACTTGAAGTTGGTGTAATTGTTGTAGTCAACCCACTTGTTACAAAACTTGCACTACTTGTTGAAATTTCAGAAGTTAATGAATTTTGCGCAACCTGTAAAACTTTTGCAGAGTAATTACTTGTAGGCAAAGTACCTGTAACACCACTTGCTAAATTTAATTTTGTTAATGCCATTCTATGCTCCCTTTGGTATGTCTGATTTTATTTTTGAAATAGCATCTTTCCAATTTGTTGTGCCATTTACTTGATCATGATATTGCATATCTAATTGTTCTTGTATACTTGGATAAGCATTTCTTCTTTTTGCAACATAACTTATAGATTGTATTTTTGTTTTAATATCCTCTCTAGATATTTTTTCAGTTCCTTCATCAAAAATTATTTCGCAAGTATCAATGTCATTACCTTTTACTGTTACTTTTGCATCACTATTTATATGTAAAATAGCTTCAAGAATTTCTGAACTACTCATGCCAATACCTCCATAGCTTGTGCATAGCCATAATTATTTGACTCTCCATAAACATTTACTGTTCCACTACCTTGATTATTTTTAAAATATACTGTGTATGTTGTAGCAGAGGTTGTGCTAGGACTATCTAAATATCTTAAAGTTTGTCCTGCTGTAACTTGACCACCTGCATTTTGATAAACACCATGACTTTGTGTTACTTGTGTTGTACCTCTGTATATAGCAAAACTTAAAGATACATTATTAGTTTGAGTTCCACCACCTAAATTAAATTCTACCAAAACTTTAGACGATGTAGCTGTTGGTGTAATTGTTACAGTATGAGATGTTGATTGATAAGAAGATGAAGATGTAGAAGCATTACCACTTGTAATTATATTTTGTACTACCTGACCAATTTTACCTTTTGCAATATTATTTGTTGTAAGTGTACCTGATCCATTTGAAACTATAAGATTGTTTCCCCCACTATCTTGTAATGTATCTACTCTAATAATTGAACTCATTTACTTATACCTTTGGGTTGTCTACTTTTACTTTTGCAATTCTTGTTTTCCACGCATCCATGTCTTTATAGATTTCATCTATTGTGAAATCTACTGAAGCTACACCATTAGCTGTGCAATACATTTCTATTTTTGTACTTAATTGTGCCATCATGCACCTCCTTTATTTATTATAAAACTCATATTAATTTATATCCCATAAATCTTGACCAAGATGTTTTTGCCACCATGTTTTCCGAGTGGTCTGAATATCTTTTTGCGTATACTTCTACATAATCGCCTACTGATAAATCGTGTAGTAAAGTACAATGACAAATATTATCTTGGTCAGCTTCAAATAAATTACTGCTTGTCATAAAATACTGACTTCTAACTATTGAAGTGCCATTTACATAAATAGAATTAGTTTGTGATCTTGCACCATTTGAGCCAGAACTTTGAATATTAGTTAAAGCTGAAATAAAATATTTTCCTGCTTTTCCACTAGGAACTGTAAAGCGATAGGTACTGGTGTCATAAGCACTATCAGTATCTAAAACTTCGGTATTATAATTTATTTTTACCATAGAATTATTACCACCTGTTTGTTGTGCTGACATAGTTGCAACCCACATAGGCGAGTTAGCACCACCAACTCCTGTCTGTGTTGCATTTGATAAATCCATAGTTGCACCAGAAGGAATTGTTATGGTATCACCAGATTGTCCAAGTGTTATAGTTCCAGTTCCTGTTCGCTTTAATATTGTATCGACTTTTAATGTACTCATGTGTTTAATTTAAATCCTGTAAAATATGTGTTTTCATAACCTGTTGTAAGTGAAAGATTACTCCCTTTATCGTGATAAACTTCACAATCAAAATAATCATCTGTATCTGAATTAACTATTGTCATAGCATTTATAGTGCCATTATCTCTATGAACAATTCTAGCTCTAACTATTGCACCACCATTTTTTCTAATAGTACATCTAAAATTATCAAAATCATTGTTATCATACAAAGCTATTTGAGTATAAAGTAAATAATAACCTGAAACTGCAGGTGTAAAACGATAGTTACTTGTATTAAATTTTCCATCAGGATCAAAATCTCCTGTTGCACTATCAGTATCAAATTGAACTACAGTATGTGTTCCAGTAGAAATTGTTTGTGAATTTTGATTATGTGCATAAAATATTGGGTTGTTGTTTCCTATAGTCAATCCACTTACTGTTGCACCTGTAACGTCTAAAGTACCACCAGAAGCTACATCAAGAGTAACTCCACTTGGAATCGTAAATGTGTCTGAACTATCTCCTAGTGTAATTGCTGTTCCACTTGCAGGGGAAAGTTTGTTCGCTTGTATTTCACTCATTATATCACCACCAATGTTGAATTTGCAGGAACAGTAAGAGTTCCATTAATTGTTACTGTACCAACAAGCATTGCATTACGACCACTTGTAATTGTTAGATCCGTATAGCTTGTAGGATTTTCTAAATAGAATGTGCTTGAAAGTTTACTAGCTGCAACTGTACCATCTGAAGGAGTACCAACATCAATACTTATTCCTTCAGCAATGACAAAATCAATATCTGCTGAAGCAACACTTACTCCATTAAAATCTAAAGTTGCACCAGATACAGAATAAGCTGTTACTGGCTCTTGAATAACTCCGTTTACACTTACTAAAATATTTTGTGCTGACGATGGAGAAAAGTTTTGCGAGTTATGTTGTAAAGTATAACTTGTTGCAGGAGAACTTCCTGTTACTGATAAAATTTTTCTATCACCTATGTTTAAATCTCTGCCTATGTATGCCATTATAATTTATCCATTTCTTCTTTAACTTGCGACCAAGTTAAATTGTTCGTTGATTTCCATTCTATTTTATTAAACATTTCTTCATTTACTGTGCTTTCTGTATCTGCTCTCAGTCTGTATGATGAATTTGGTTGCAATTTTTCAATGCTTACTGTCATTTTATCAAAATCTGTCATTATGCTGAAATCTCCATGAGTGTAATTCTTGATGCTCTACCTGTTACTGCACCAGATCCATAGGTTATAATTCTTCCATTACCTCCATTATCTACTCTTACTTTTACTGTTTGTTCACTTGTCGAAGCAGGTGACCAATAAGCTATTAAAGTTCCACCGCCTTGATAATAAGAAGTGTTATTATTTAAATAGTCTAAATATTGATGATTAGCTTTTTTATTATTAGAGCCATCAGTAATATACCAATTTGCTTCAGGTGTAGTACTCGCACTATTTCCATAGAATTGATAATTTAAATTTGCTATTGCTAAAATATAATTACTTGATGATGATAAAGTAATAGTATCACTAAATACATCATCTTCGGCTGCACCACTTGATTCAGTTACGTCTGAAGGATTAATACTTGTTTGTATTTGTAAAACTTTACCTGTGCTTAGTCCACTTGCTGAAGTTATAGCACTTGGAAGTGTTGTTCCACCTAAATTAGCTGCGTCTATTTTTGTAAAAGGCATATTATGGTTTCTCCCATACTGTATGTGTTAAGTTACCTTGCTCATCTCTAGCAAGTAAATCGTCATAGTCTGTTTCAGAATAATCTTGAGGTATGTTGCGAAGATTTTGTCTGTAAGTAGATTGTGCTTCTGTCATGTTACCACGCAATACCCACCAATCAGTTTCTTTTAAAAAATCTAATCTTGTTTGTTTTATAGCAATTAATTTTCTATTAGCTTCATCATCTGACCACGCTTTTTCGTTTGCATCTATAATTGCTTGTTCTTCTGATGTAGCTTCTCTTATTTCTCCATTATAACTTATTTTACTCATTAGCTGTCTACCACTCCATAAATTGAATATTTTGCATTATCTATTGTTCCTGTGCTTGGATAAATTTTAAAACCATCATTATTTTGTCCATCTGCTCCATCAACCCAAACACTACCTTTAAAGCTATGCCATTTATCAGCAGATGGTTTATAAAAAGCTGTACTAATATCCATAATAGTATTTTTTGTTGCATCTTTTGGAGCATAAACTGTAATATCTATCGCTGTTGTATGTGATGCAGTATAAGATGATCCATCTGTTAAATAAAGTATACTAGAGTTCCAACCAGAATAATCACTTGAACTACCACTACTTGATGTTCTTGTTGCTTGTGTGTATGCAAATCTATAGCTGTCCTCTTGGTCTGAGCTTGATTTTCTTAAAACCATTCTAGTTTCTGCATTATTTGATCCCATAGTATGAGTACCAATAATTTTATAAACTTCGTAGGTAGAAGAAAAAATACTATCAAATGTTATATTGGCTAAACCACTTCCCGTAGTTCCATTGAGTCTTACTAATCCACCTGCACTAGCAAAACTTAAATTACCTGATCCATCAGTTTTTAAAAAAGTATTGTTAGTTATAGATTGAGGTAAAGTTAAAGTATAACTTTGACCTGCACTATGTGGAGGAGATTTTATTTTTACTCCATGTGAATTTTGCGAACAGTTAAGTTGGATATAACCATCTTGCGAACTACCATCACCTTTAGCTTCTAATGATGGTACACTAGAAGTTGAGATAAGATTTAGTTTGTCAACTGTAATAGCATCGTTTTGTACTTTTGCTGTGGTAACTGCATCTGTTTTTATCTTAGCAGCCGAAACACTATCATCCGTTGGATCAACCGATTGCATCGTTCTACCAACATATAATATTTCTACTCTATTATTACTTAATGTGCCACCAACTGTTAGTGTAGTGCCACTTACAGAATAGTTATCATACGATTGAACAACTGCATCTATTGTAAGAAGTATATCTTGAACAGAAGTAACAGCTCTATCTAATGTAATTGTTGTGCCACTATTTGATGTACTAATTTGTTTTTGTACTGTTTCAAAATTAGTTGCAGGTTTATTTCCAATATAACTCATTCATTACCTCTTATGTGCTAATGTCATCTACTGTTGATACCCACGCATCTACACTTGATGCAGTATCACTTTGTATTTTTAAAATATCGCCACTTTGAACAACAAACTTTGCACCACCATCTAATACTTGTAATTGCGATCCTGTTGGGATTGGAGCAGATTTAAGTAAATAAAAATCATTAGAACTATCGTTTATAAATACACTTACATTAATTGCAGATGTATGAACATTTGCTAATGAGATACCAACGATTGTGTCGTTAGAGTTTGCAGTAAAAAGAGTTGATGCACTTGTGCCAATATTTCTAGCTTTGTATCTTCTAAAATTTTGTGCCATGTTTCCTCTATAATGCTATTGCCATTGCAATCGCAAAACCATTAGTTGCTCCTGTTGTTGGCAAGTTTGTTAATTGACTACCATCTACCGCAGGTAATCTTGCTGATCCGTCTAGTTGAACAACATTGTCTGCTGAAGTACCAACAGCTTTTGTTGATGCTGTGCCTAGACCAGAAATTTTTGTATTAGCAATAGTACCTATACCTAAAGTAATATTGCCAGAAGTTGTTATTGGTGATCCTGATATTGTAAATTCTGATCCTGCTTGTGCAATACCAACTTGTGTTACAGTTCCACCTGACGATGGTGTAACTTGTGTAAAGGTTATAGCTGCACTTCCAATTGTTCCTGAGTCAGTAGTACAAAGATGAAAAGAGTCTGCGTTTACACTTCCTTCTTTTACAATAATCATCTGACCTGCAAGTTCGTCAACTGTATCAAAGTCAGGATCACGACTTGCTGTGCCACTTGCTACAACTTTATAAATACCATTTTGTGTATTATCTGATTGGCTTTTAATTAAAACTTTATCATCAGTTGCTAAAGTTACTCCGTCTAAAGTATCACCATTTTGTAAATCAGAAGATAAAGAAATATTACCTGTTGATGCAGCTCTTACTATAATTCTTGTTTTTAATCCTGTTACAAGATTATCAACATAACTTTTAATTGCTACATCACTATTGTTACTTGGCGATCCAAGACCTGTTATTGATCCACCAGTAATTGCAACATTACTAGAAGCTTGTGTTGATATTGTGCCAAGACCTAAGTTTGTTCTTGACGTACCTGCATTTGCAACATCGCTTAAATTATCTGATGCTGTTAGTTTACCATCTAATTGTGTTTGTGCATTGGAAGATAAAGTATTTATAAATTGAAATTCAGAATTTGTTACACTTCCGTCTGCTATTTTAGTTGCATCAATTCCTGTTGCTAATTGAGAATTCGATATTGTTCCTGTTAATGATGATGTTGGATAATTCGTTGCATCGGTTAAATTAAATGCAGGAGTAGTATCTGAGCCACCAAGAGCTAGACTTACACCACCATAATTTACTGTTGAGTTTACGAGTTCGGCATTTTCAACTCCGCCATTTTTAATTGTTACTGCACCAGAAGATACAGAAAAATTATCAGAGCTAAAACTAGCGATACCCTTATTACTTGTAGTAGCATCTTCACCTGCTATCGTTAAAGTTTGACCTGAAGCTGTGGTATCAATACCTTCACCACCTGCCAAAGTAAAAGTTTGTGAGTCTAAATCAACTGCACCTGTTCCACTATCACCTGCATAATCTAAATCTTGTGCTGTAATTTGTGCATCTACATACGTTTTTACTGATCCTTGCGATGGAGGTAATATTGTGCTTGTACCTAAACTGTTGTCATCAATTACTGGTATTGCAGGATTAGTAAATGGAGAGCCAACAAAGACATCAACAT